CTTTTCAGCGGTTTCAGGCTGTCGTTACCTCCTCTCACGAAAAGATAAAGCTTTCTGGCTTCTGCATATAGCACACTCTCTAAATCTACTAGATCGTTCTTCTTGAAAGGAGGTGTACCCTCCGGAAGAAGCCATTCGACTCTAGGGTCTAGAGCGCCCTGCAGTACTGTCCTGAGCGCGAAGCTATCATGCTTTCGTAGCTCATTGACCTTATCAGATCTTCGCGAGATCTTAGATACTTTCTCTAAGATCTCCGCGACACCAAGTTTCATGCGAAGTCTCCCATATGTTCCATCAGATTTTTAAGCCTGTTGCTAATAAAATAGTTCATCATCTTTGAGCCTGTCTTTGAGGACTGCTCGTTGTACGACACTCTAATCTTTTCTTTGTACTCATCCGGTGTGCACCGAAGATCAATTAGACTTGAGTTACGAACGTGGTTGCGAAAGTACTGGTGATCAAACTTACAAGCTAAGCCCAGATCAACTAGAGCATCCATCTTCTTCTGTGTCAGGGTTTTTTGACGCTCTCCTACTACAAAGCAGTTGTCAGAAGAGAGAATGTTTGGAATACCGTCTCCCTTGTCACCACGGAGAATATGTTGCTCCAGATAGAGTTCTGGGTCCGAGCAGACAATCATCTTTTTACGAGTAGGATCATACTGCTTGACGCCGTGAAAGTGAAGCTGATTGAAGTCCTTGTCGCCAGATAGAATCATGATCGAGTCGGTCTTGTGAAAGTCATAGACCAGCGTGCCAATGACGTCATCAGCCTCCACACGATCCAGATGAATTACGCGGTATGGAAAGAATTCCTTGAGCTCGGCACGAATCTTATTCATGCACTCAAAGATGCTGGTCCAATTAAGCTCAGAGGTCTGCTGACTCTTTTTGCGATTGGCTTTATAGTAGGGGAATATGTCACGCCGCCAGCTATTAGGTCCGTCAGCAGCAATGATCATCTCGCCGTATTCACCGCGGAACTTTACATTCAGCGATCGAATAGTGTTTAGGATCATATGCCGCACCATGTTTTCGTCGACGGCAACATTTGTGTGGTTTCCAATCTGAACCATGAGATTGGAAAGCATAACCTGATTCAAGTCCAAAATAAGCATAATGTAAAGTCTCTCAGGAGCCCTTTTTCTTACCGTCGATAAAGCGCATGTGTAACTCGTCCGTAACTACGAATTCACCTTGGTCGTCGCGGATGAAGATCTTTTTAGCAACGTCTTGAAACGGGTGATACACATCATAGTACTTGCACAGTAGAGAGTGCATAGCTTCTATGAGGAACGAGCCATACTTGAGCTCCGTCTCATTCTTGAACTCTGAAAAGTCAAAACCTGCCGCGTACAGTCTCTCAAACAGCATCTGAGCAGCAGCAGCCAGAGTCTCATTTATGTGAGTATGCTTCATGCTATCAACGCCAGCCATAACAGCCTCCTCATCCATAGGTGGAGTTGGCTTGACTCTAGCGTTCTTCAGCGGAAAGTTTATGATCTGTGCCGTCATCGTTCTAGTACTATTATATTTATAGAAAGAGAGAAAGTAAACAATTATTTTTATCCAACTCTATATACAAATTTCTCTTCCAGCTTCTTGGGAGCTCTGGCGCCAGCTGGATACATTTCGGCCAGCTCTGCTAAAGTATCATGCCATCTTCTCAATATAAGCTTGAGATCAAACCGCTGGTTGGCATAGGCAGCGACTGCCTCAGCTCTCTTGAGCATGTTTTCACGATTGGTCTTATACTGCTGAATGATATAGTCCAGATTTGCCGCGAAGATACTAGCGTGTGTTTGAGGGTTAGATGAGCCGTGATACATGTGAGTAAGTGAACCGGACGTGTCCGACAGTGCGCCATAGTTAGGATGAACGCACGAGAGTCCAGCCGACATTGATTCCATGAGTACTCGGCATCCTGTTTCGAGATAAATCGACGGGTAGGCTAGAATATGACTATTTGACATATAACCCTTTACCTCGTCATTCGGCTTGAATCCGTGATATGTCATCTGAGGATGATCTTGAATGATCTTATAGAGAGGTTCGAACTTCTTGTCGGCATCAGCCCAACCATAGATCTTAAAGCTTGAGAATACGTCCAGGTGAATCTCAGGATGCTTCTCGGCCAATCTCTGAAATACAGGCACCAGCAGCTCTAGACCCCTGTGCGGTGTCGATGCATATATCAGTCGAATAGTATTGTCGGCGAGCTTAGCGGCCCAGTTGGGTTTAATAATACTGATACCGTTCTCAATAACTATATCTCTGTCTGAATAATCCATGCCAAGCACGTACTGATATCTAGAGTACTGCCAGTTGGAAACAAAAATAAACTTATGAAAATTTTGTCTAAACTGTTTGTCACGAAACTTAGCTGACTCTGGATCTTCGGGAAGATCGTGCACGTTCATTACACGAATCTTGTCTTCTTTAAGAGCCCTAGGGCGAGACGGAATAATCTGAAACTGCTCGATGAGATCTCTTGGAATCGTTCCATCATATACCGATCGCAGCATTAGCTCTGTGCCGCCATTAGCATTGGACGAGACCTCATTAGTCTCCAGCAGATCATAATTGTTTATCATTGTATACTCACTAGCTCGTTGATTAAGAGTTGCTCGTAGTCTGCATTCAACAGATGATGCCTATTATACTTTGATATCTTTTTAGCATCGATCATTACGTTGTCTAGATCGTTAAGATTATCGCGATATCTCTTAACATTATTTAGTATTATCTCGTGACGGTCTATTACGTTTTCTTTTATGTCATAGCTCTCGTCAAATATAAAATCATATGTCTTAAATCCCCAGCGCTGCAGCGTCTTAAGAACATATGGTCCACCGTTGACCATGAACGGCCTCATGAGAAGCATAGACTTAGCTGTCTTTTCAGAAACTATGGTTAGATCAAGATGATCGGGAATAGAGTACAAAACGCCAGTCTCTGACACTATATCGTAGTAAGATCTCCACAGCTGCTGAAGAGACAGTGGGATCGATCTTGGACGATTATCAGTAAACTCATACTCATCTAATTTTAGTATAGGAAGTGGTCCTCGATTGACGTCATCTCTTACAGCTCGAGCATAATCCGTCTGAGAGATGATTGTATTTGCATCGTAGTGACATGCTCCCGTATAACTGATATATCCGTTGTCTATAAGACCTTGGGCTCTAATTCCATGCAGAAGCATAGTTCTATGATATCGCGCGGCTCTATTGAGAAAGATAAACTGTCTATACTTTAGAGTGCTATTGAGTCTTTCTATTTCATCTTCTGTTGGGCACGTACTAATCAGCTCGTTAACAGAGTATTTGAGTATAAGTGGCGTCTGTATAAACTTAAATCTGTTATAAAAATATTGCTTGATAAAATCACTCTGACGTGGTACCAGACCACCCGTGGTAGCTACTATAATCTCGTTATGTACATCTGAGTATACATTACGCATCAGAAATAGCCATTCTAGCTGTTTTACGAACGTAGAATATTCTACGTGAGGTATAGTTTCTGTATCGTGCGCAAAGTATAGTGGAATATTATTATCGTGAAGTCTTTTTAGCTTAGACTTGCCGAGCATCTGAAAGTACACAGCGAAGTCATGATTGAAGTGGTCAATGACTATAAAGTAATAATATTTCTTATTTGCGTCAAAGCTATGAACGCTGCTATACGGCTGAAAGGTTATTTTTTTACCGATGCAGCTGACATATGTGCTTATTATTTCAGAGTTATAGTGCTCAATCCATTCTGGTGAGAGCGACTTGAGTCTATCACCGATGGTATAGGGTCGACCATATCGATCTACACTCTCGACTAGAAATACTATATCAGACACTTAAGCCTGGCGAGTTAAGAAATTAAATCTAACCTTCTTAGCGCCAAAGTATTGACCAACTAAAAACTTTACTGCATCGGTGTTAAACGGCTTGCAAGAGAAGACGTCTAGATACATGGTATTTGTCTCATTGACGAAGTGTGCACAGATGTTGCTAGTCTCAATAAGCTGTACCAAAGTATAGCCGGCTTTGTTTCCAGACCCAAAGTCAACAATCTGTGGCTCGCCATAGGCTACCATATCGATGTCTTTAACAAGCTGCTTAGTAAAGTTGTAGATGTTAGCATGACTCTTAATAGATACTGGATCGCATTCAGAACAGTCCAGCATCAAATGAAAGCCCCAGTGATCGCTCATTGTTATACTCCTTAATAGTTATTATCTAGAGCCTGTACGTACTCGACTGAGTCGACTCGAAATGATCGCCATCCACCATTCTGAACATCCCATACCGCAAGAACGTCAGGATTTTCTTTATGGTAGGTCTTCTCACCCTCTTGCTCCTCTGGATTGTTTTTGAACGACTCCGGAAGATAGTGTGGCATGAGCGTGCAGCGCATGGCACGCCTTTCGCCATTTACTTTGGTGAAAGTGACCTCCATGATGCTGTTGCGAAGATCAGCAAGCAGCGTGTCTCTCTTATACTCCATAGTTTAATCTCCAATCAATAGTGTCTTAGTATTTCTAACTCTCTCTTCCATAAAGGCACTGAGCTCATTATAGCCGCCGATATAGAATCCATCCACAACGATAACCGGATAAGTCTTAGCCGTAGAATACTTTTCGACTAGAATCTCTCGCGTAAAGTCGACGTCCAATCGATTTTCTATATATGGAATATTTCCGGAGCGCAGCAAATCCTTGGTCTTGTCACAGAAACCACAGCCGGGCCTGGTGTATATCTCAACGTGCATTTAGCTTCATCCTCTTCAGTAACTCGAAATCTTTTTCATCTTTATAAGGATCTAAGTCTAGACTGCTGGGTATCTTTCTAACTTTTTCCGATCCTATCATCTTCACCTGTGGGTCTAAAAACTTAGTATACTTGCGCCAGTCTATACCAGATTTTATCGTAGCCTCATGCTCTACATATATCGCTATATGGTGAGCCTGCTGGTAACTCAGGTTAAACAAATCCAACAGTGCCTTTTCGACTACCTCATGTGTAATGAGGATTCGCTCGACATCTGTCTTGTTCATTTTTGTCTTTAAGTGTCTATCAATGAATATAGTACGACCGTCTTCTGAATATCCAGCAATATAAGGCACATCATAGCTTTTGTCTACGTGGATTACTGGAATCTGTGCGACTCGACGCTTGAAACGTCGATCATTAAGCATTCTTTTTACTCTAAGAGAATGCACTTTGGGAATGTTGCGTTGTTGTACCTTAGGCATTTGGTATTTATGCCGACAACTTCATAAGGCTTTTATATCGATCGGCGGCATATGTAGCCGCAAACGCGTTTGGCTTGATCGTGGGAACGACATTACACATAGCGCGTACGTAGCCGATCGCCTCCTGCATCACACAATATGATCCCTGTCGATTGTCTGAGTTTATGTCTAGATGAATCTCGAAGTGTCTGTCACCAATTGACTCAGCTAGCTGTATGTATAGATGAGAGACTTTATAAACTTCATTCATAAGTCTGTAACGCGGTCTATCCTTATGCTGGTCAAAGTCTCTCTCGGTCTGTATTTCACCAAAGATCTTGCAACCACGGCATCCATCATAGTGAATAACTGCAGCTATGGTATAATCAGCGTACCACTTGTTACGAATAATATATCTCTCGGAATCAGCACCGAGATAGATACGTGTCGTATCAGATGTATTGCGGATAAACTCACTGACTTCATCTATATGAAGCTTTTTTCTCATGTTACCTTACTTAACTGATAAGCGGATAGGGGGAATCGAACCCCTCGTCTTCTGCTTGGAAGGCAGAAGCTCTACCATTGAGCTATACCCGCATTAAATATTACTTAATAAATACAATATGACTCTAGAAACACAAATAATGCTGCGTATAGCCACAGAGCGTGGCTGTTCATGTGAGATGTGCGGAGCTGGAACTTGGATAAAGCTTGCGCAGATCGATAATAAACTGCCAGACTATTTAGTATTATACCACAGAGATGGTATAAAAGAAAATAAAAATATCAACAATATGGCTCTTAGATGCACGTACTGCGCTCAGCATAGAGATATAATACAAGAAAGCTTCAGAAGACCAAGGCGTCGAGTTATGAAAGAGCATGGCCACTACGGCAGCGCATGGTATAACAATGGTTTAATGAATAAGTTTATAAAGCCTTCCGAGTTTGATATGTTTAAAAAAATGGGTTGGGAGCGCGGAAGAATGGTGCCGAAAAATAAACTACCACCCAATCACTCTGGTAAGATTAGAATAACAAACGGTATAGTCAATGCGTTTGCTATAAGCGTAGACGAGATACCGACCGGCTGGTGGCGAGGTAAATTTAACTATAAGAAGTTAGACGAGCAGCAGCACGTGCAAACGTCGAAGTGGAGCTACAATAGAAATAGAAAGAAAAAAAGAGCGAAGCGTGTATAATTTTTTCAACTACTATTATTTAATGACGTCTGACTATCACCAGGAATGACACGATAATTATCGTCCGCGTCATCATATGTAGACACTTCAATAATTTCAGAGTTATCCTCTAGCGCCTCGAGCTGGTGTGGCACAAGTGGTGCGTTACGCCATGAGTCTCCAGTTTTTAGAAAACGCTCCGTTATATTGGCGGTATTAGTATTAATAATTCTTAGTAGAAATGAGCCTCGACTGACATACCATGTCTCATCTTTAACGGCGTGATAGTGCATGCTAAACTTACTGCCCTTGCAATCAAACTGCATGAGTTTACCACAATATGACGGCTCATCAGCAAAAATTATTTCTCTGCCCCATCCCTTATCTATAATATAAGTCGACCCCTCGGTCTTACTCGATAGAGAGCTCTGCCTGCTCGATAGACGTATTGGCTTCGTCATAGGTTATTTCTCCTCACTCCGCAAATATATTAAGAAAGATGATCTGCGTGAACTTTTAAAGATAACCATCTATTATAATAGTCTTCTTTTAACAAAGCTTCTTGTTCTATTATTAATCTAGCTTCATGATATGAACAATCACCCTTAGTCTTGCACAGCACTAGAATATCGCGCTTAAACTTATCGACTCCATACTTCTCGACGTCATTGCTTAGGTCTTCTGAAGACCCATAGTACGTCTTCCAATTAGACTCAAGCTTAAGTCGCTTGGCGCGCTTGCGTCCCTTGATCTTCTTCTTGCGAGAAGCCCAAAACCACTTCTTACCGATATATTTTTTATTATTCTTCAGACAAGTAATCATATAGACGAAACCGTAGTTATCGCCTATATCATCACTTGTGAATTTTTTGATACCATAGATCCATGTCATGAACCTATTTATTACTATAACGATAGACCCTTGAAAGTGTCGCGGCTGACATCCTGCTTGACTCCTCCGACTACATATGAGGTGATCTCGGTCTCTTGCGGCGCGACCTGAACCTCTGAGCCTGATATCCACTTAGTGGTCCATGGAAGCGGGTTTGATCCTCCTCT